ATATATCCGTCACCACTACTTCCTGCTGCTCTTGGTTCTAAATCAGTAAATGTTGGTTCATCTAATGATGCCTTTCCTTCAGGATTATCAGGATCAGTTCCATTTTGTAGACAAATATAAACTTTAAAATCTGAATTTACTATGAAATAATTTGCAGCATATAAACTAATCGCATTAGAAGGTTTAGAAGGATTTTCTGCTTGAATATCATTCCTATACATGTCATAGGTAATACCTGATGCCCATGCATTCTTTTTAACAACTTGTTTTATATCTGTTGTATCTACCTTTTTCAAGGCTATCATTGTATCCCAATATTCATTCTCTTGATTAAAACTATCCCGTGGATCAGGTGGAGTCGTATTCCAATCAGAATCAACCTGTGTAGCATTCGGTAAACCAATCCATGTATAAAATGAATTAGTTGTCGATGCTACACTGGCAACAAAATCTTTAGTATTTAATATACGAAGTTGATCAGTTATAATTGCAGCCATTTTGCGATAGTTTTTTTACTTATTTATCAAAGATTGTTAACTAGAATAATCTTGAGATTTTAGGGGAGTAACTCTACTTACCACTGCGGATGTAGAGATGCCAGTAAATCCGTTTTGCGTATATGCAGTAAAGGATGTAACTGAACTACCAGGTCTTGCACCTAGTGTTATTCTTCCCCATGAGAAACTTCCGAATAGTTCACTCACACCCACTCCAGATAGAGAATTGAAACTAGAGACACTAGTTGTAACTCTAGCCACATATGTATTAGCAATACCAGGCACGGAAGTTTGTGCAACAGAAACTGCAGCAACTTCATATACATTATCTAGGAAGGTAGTTCCTATTCCTAATACTGATCTATTCTGATAGATTGATGTTACACCGTTTCCAATATTACTATTAGAAACTGTAAAGTAATATCCAGTTTGAATACCACTAATTGTAACAGCAGTTCCAACTATGGAAGTATCTCTTAAATATGAATTAGTAGGAATAAACAAATCAAATACAATACCTGTCGATGCAACACCAACAGCTGTTGTAGCGATTCCTACAATTTCTCCAAAGTCACCTTCATATGTAGATGAATCATTTATTTCTCTTGTTACATTAGGAACTTCAATAAGAACTTCAGGTGCAGAAGTATTAGTATATCCTGTACCAGCAGAAACAACTGTGATAGCAGAAACTGCATCTCCTGTAAGAGTAGAAGTAACAGATGCTCTAGTTGTAGTTCCTAAACCAACAGGAGTACCTATGATCACATTAGGAGCAGAAGTATATCCTGTTCCCCCTAAACTAACTGTAACAGCAGAAATTGTACCAGCAGCAGATACAACAGCAGTAGCAGAAGCTCCTACAATATTGTCTTGAGAAGTTATAGAAATCTTTTGAGTCTTAGCAGTAGTTTGATCTTCATTACTAGGATCAAAGAAGGTTCTTACACTCTCTACGAATATCACAGTTGAACCCACTCCTACAGATTGAATGATAAACGTAGTGGGTTGAATTAATGCTTCTAATTCCTCACGACTCTTACTGACCACTTGCCCATTAATAATTTTATCAGAACCTTGTTTACACCATGTAACTGGTCTCTTACAATTTGGATCACCATTAATACCAACACCAGTGTATGCGTTAGTATCTACAACATCACTCGCTACCACCTCTTTTACTAATCTGACACCTTGCTCTATTGAATCAGTGCATAAATTTTTATTACCTGCAATTTGTAAAGTATCTCCTTTTTTAACTGTTTCTAACGTATCTCTGAATATCACATCACTATCACCACTTCCTTTATAGAAGAGAATCTTACATGTATCACCTTTATATGATCCATCAGTCTGTCTTCCTTTAGGAGCCTCAGAGAATGTTAGAATACTTCCATTTGTAAGAGTATATCCTTCACCAGGAACTTGAAGAGTATCATTAACAAAAACAAGAATGGTTGATTGAACATCAATATTAGATCCTTCTCTTGCTCTAATGGTAATTGGAGAACCATCTTTCTTCAGAGTAAAGACTTTCTTAGTTCCATCAAATTCACTTTGGATCTTATCAAGAACTTCAAGTTGTCCAAATGTCCAACCAGCAAATGAATCACTTGCTACATCTTGTATAGTAATCTGGAATTCTTCAAAAGTTTTTGTTGGATCGGTAGGGATACCAGTTGTTCCCATCTTAGGAACAGTTAAAACTTGAGCATCAGCATATCCATAACCAGTATTTTTTATTTCAAACTCTGTAACACTAGATCCTTGACCCACTATAATATCAACTGTGGCTTGAGTTCCAATTCCTGTTGTTCCAGAAGAACTATAAACTAGAGGAATATTAGTGTATGAAAGTGGTTCATCAATCACAACATTCATTTGTCTATTAACTGTTCCACATCTTGAATAGAAATGAGTTCGTGTAGATACTCCAGTATTAACAACAAAGGAAGTGGTATCTATAACTCGAACAACTGTAGATCCACTAGCAGCAGGATCAGTACCACTTGCAGAATTGTTTATATCTCTAGGTGCAATTATTGCAGGTTGTATTATACCTCCTGATGCATAGAATGTAGGAACAGTTGATACACCTGCATTTATAGTAAATTGAGTAGCACTTGCGACTCCGATAACTGCTGTTCCACAGAAGGCAGGATCAGTTGTTCTTGGATATAGATGAGTAGCTGCTCCATCATCTAATGCACAAGTAAATGCTAATCCAGTAAGCACCACATCACTATTTTTTCCTGTTGTAGAGAGTCCATGAGCACCAGATGTGGTGACTGTCATGATACCTGTAACATTGTTGTATATGGCACTCTGAACGCCCACAGCAGGGAGGTAATCGCATGTGAATGCAATTCCTGCTAACTTGACTTCCTGCCCTGCTAGAAGTCCATGTGGGGTCGATGTAGTGACAGTTGTGACCCCTGTTATGGAGTTATATCCAACATTAGAAATTGACCTTGGAACATAAATGACTTGACTATTTGTAATCGCTATTCCTGTGATGTGTCCATCAGTGATAGCAGCCGTGCCAATACCAATTAATTGTGGTTGAGTATTAGTCCCAGTTTGAATAGCGACATTAACGGTTGTTTGAACTCCTATCCTATAACCAGAACCACTGTTACCAATACTAATAGAAGAAACAGTTCCTGCAGTAGAAACAATTGCAGTTCCTCCAGCACCAATAAGTGGTTGATATCCTAATCCACCTGTAGAACCAACGGAAGCAACTATACCACCAACAGGTATATTAGAGTTATTAGGATCACTTGCAAGAGATGTTGCTGTTCCTGTAAATGTTATAGTGGTAATTCCTGATCCCTCAGATAAAGTGTAATCTTGGAAAGTTGATAATCCACCAGTTGGACTTTGGAAGATGCCATTGATAAGAATACATGCATTATTAGTAGAGAATCCTACTGCATTTGAACCATCTGACTTTAAGGTAAATGTTTTACCAACCCCAGTAAATCCTTCGGATATATCATCAAAAACTTGATTGGTTGCATAAGGTCTATTAGTACTATCTGGGGCTGCCCCTCTCATGAAGGTTCTTCCTTGGAAAGTAGAGAATGTTGTAATACCCACCCAATATCTCTCTTCGGGTTCATTAGTTGTAGAACTAATAGGAGTTGGTCCTAAAGGTGCTTCAATAAAGTTAATTGTATTTTCAACAATATTATAGTCACCATCAACCTTGGTAATCAACGAATTAACAGTGTGAATTCCTAATGCTGTTCCCATCCATTGACGATCAACTGCAAGGAAATTAGTGCTACCTAATCCCACTGTAGTTACCTTCATTATCTCTTCATTAATCTTAATTAGATCTCCACCAAAGATAGATGTAACTCCAGAAGTTTTTACTGTCACATCTGCGATTCCCATTAGATTTGTTAATCCAGTTGTAACTGAAGTCGCAACAATCGGTTGTTGAATTGCATTATCAATTCCAATTAGACACTTAGTATTCTGATTACGTGCAGTTATTGTATGAGCTGCTCCTGTACCAACAGAGGATAAGTGCAATTCATTTGGAACTGTTTTTAATGCATCTTCTGCAGTCTTAGCAAATTTAAGAGTTGTTTCGTCAACCTTAATCGCAAATACTGTAGAAGGAAGAAGTGAAGTTGTACCAATACCAGTAATAGTAGTTGTTGCAATTCCGATAGGAGTATTAGTTCCAAAAGCATAAGTAACTTCTTCTCCAGTTACAAAGAAGTGCTCTGGAATTGAAATACTATTTTTAGTAAGGTCTACTACAGAAGAATCACTACCATCAAACTCTCTAGCAAATATATTTCTTCCTTGATGTTTTAAATCAAAGGCTCTAACAACATCAACTCCAGTTCCTGTGTAATCACCGAATCCAGCTCTGATGGATGCATTGTTAAGATCAATCTCCTCTACCGAACTAATAGCAGAATTCTCTGCAGCAATCTGCAAACTCATCTGGAAAACACGAACCTGAACATCAATATCTTCATTTGGTGTATAGAGAAGATTTACAAAAGTAGATGAGACCGCAGCACCCACAGTTCCTAAACCTGCAACGCTAGTAATGTTACCATATTCAGTAATATAAGTTTCTGAACTATCATTCAAAACAATAACCTCAGACATTTCATAACGACTATTGGTTACATCTTCCACACTGAGAATATAGTAAGCAGCATTATGATCATTCGTTTCTACTGTGTTATTGATATCATATTGAGCAATAACATTTTCTGTAGGAGAACCTGATGCGTCAATTGATGTATAAGTCGAATCTATAAATGCTAGATCTTGTTCTCCAACGCCAAGGAATTGAGTTCCGATTCCTGTGCTACCTGAAGCAGTATCTGCTATGGAAACTCTGATTGTATCTACAGATGCTGCAATACCTGTATGTGGAACAAACTGAACAATTATATTTCCAGTAGCCATCGATGCAGTATATGTTCCTAAACCAGCACCACCAGTAGTAGTATCACTATCAGTTGCTAGTTGACCATATTCTAAAAGATCTACATTAGTTCCATCATGAAGAATACTAAGTTCATCATATTCCATTCTTCCATTATCACCATTAATCATGACAAGAACTTTTGAACTTCTATACGTGGATGCGATTCCAACAATTGTAGTAGCAGTTCCTGTGGGTACAGCAGTTTGAGTAGAATCGATATTAATAAAATTACCAAGAGTTGTTGAACCAATACCAGTAGTATTAGCAAAACCAATTATGTCAAAACTAGCTGCAGTAATATTATAATTATTAACACTGAACTTAGTGGGGAAGAATAAAAGTTGACCATTATTACCACTTATACCAAAATCAAAACTTCCTAAATCCAGAACTGATTCTACTCTTCCGTAATTATTAATAAAACCTACTGATCCATTTTGTAATAGAGTAACAAGGCTAACTTGACGTTCTCCAGTGAAAGTCTTGTCCTTAACAAGAGTAACAAATTTCTTAGATCTTTGTGTAATAGAAAATTCAGTTGCAACAGAAAATCTTGTAGGTCTAGGATTACTACTGAATTCTGTGCTAAAATCATCAATTGTTAAAACTCTATTACCAACAGATTCAAAATAATCAGTTAGAACTCTAGAATTGAAATACATCTGATCAGATAGAGTTTCATCATCACTAATACTTAAAGAATTTTCTGTAACTAAATCAAAACTTGGATAGCAATTTACATCAACAACTCCAATAGCATCAATAAAGGCTACTAAATCACTATCATTAGCAGTAACAGGTGAAGGATCAGAATGTGACTCCACCAATAAATCACTAAACTTTAAGAATCCACTAGGATGATTTAATTTACTAACAGCATCATCCCATTTATCTAATGA